AGCCTCATGGATAATGGGCAAAGCATTACCTACTTTAGCTGAAGGGTTGAAGAAATTTTCAGAAGTTAACGGTGATAATTTGAAGAAAGTAGGAGCAGGTTTAGGAATCTTAGGATTAGGTCTAATGTCATTTATACCTTTTGGAATCGCAGGAATGCCTGCTGTATTAGCAATAAACCTAATGGCAAATGGATTGACCAAATTAGCAGCAGTAGACCCTACTAAATTAGAAAGAGTTGCTGGAGCAATGAAGTCTATTAAAGATAATACTCCTGGTATTGGAGCAAGTATATCTGCAGGGATATTTGGCCTAGTAAGTAAAGTTACGGATGTTCTGAGCCCAACGAGTTCCGCTACTCCATCTGCTGCAGTTAGTGGCGGCGGGACACAAGTTTCATTGTATGACGCTGTAAAAGAGTTAAATAACACATCAAAAGGCATGCTTGATGTGTTGAATGAAATAGCAGGACACAGCAAACGAACTGGAGATGCAGTTAAAAAACTGAATAATAACAATTGGGCAAATTAATATGAGATATACAACAAACGAACCTAAATTTTATGTATATCAATATCTAAATGAAGACAAAATTCCTTATTATATTGGTAAAGAAAGTAATAATCGTATAAATGAATCGCATTCTCCTTGGATTGAATTACCACCAAAAGATCGTAGACAGATTATAGTAAACGGATTAACCGAAAAAGAAGCGTTTGATCTTGAAATTAAATTAATTAAACAATATGGTAGAAAAATCGATGGCGGGATATTAGATAATATAAAAATATCTCGCTGGGTAGCACAATCTGGGTGGCAGCACAGCGAAAAAACTAAAAAAAGAATTTCTGAAAAAAATAAAGGAAAAACTTATTCTCCGGAAATGATAAAAAAGTACCAAGCTCCTAAATCTAAAAAACATGCAGAAAATATCAAGAATGCAGTCAAAGCATTATGGGCAGATCCTGAATATCGAAAAAAACGATTAGAAAAAATTAAAGAAAAACCGTTTGCTCATAAAGGTAAACCTTGGAGTTCTGCAAGAAGAGAAGCATATATGAAAAAACAAAATAATAAAGGATCAGCTATATGAGTTGGCGTAGATATTTTACACCTGTATCAACTGGAGTTATGAGTCCTCTAAGCCAAGGCGGACGAGCTAACCCTACACGTACAAATTATAGTTCTTATTTGCCTGATGTTTATAGCGGCCATCCAAATAGATTAGAACGGTATGCGCAATATGACACTATGGATATGGATCCAGAAGTAAATGCTGCATTTGATATTCTAGCAGAATTCTGTACTCAGATGAATGAAGAAAATGGCACTCCATTCCAAGTTTTTTTTAAAGATCAAGCTACCACTACAGAAGTTAAAATTATTAAAAAATACATGCAGCAATGGACTAAACTGAACAAGTTTGGAACACGTATTTTTAAGATTGTACGCAATACATTCAAATATGGTGACTGTTTTTTTGTAAGAGATCCAGAAACTCAATCGTGGTTTTATATAGATCCTAGTAAAGTTGATAAAATTATTGTTAACGAAAGCGACGGGAAAGAACCAGAACAATATGTTATTCGTGATCTAAATATTAATTTTCAAAATTTAACAGTTACACAAATTAATCCAACTAATCAAAACTCTACACCTGGTGGCACAGCTTATGTTACCGGAGGTGCACAGCAAAGAGGAATGGTCGGAGCCTACCCGCAGGCTACCGGCAGTCGCTTTACACAAAACCAAAATCAATGGGCAATTGATGCGAAACATGTAATACATCTTAGCTTAAGCGAAGGTTTAGATAATAATTTTCCATTTGGCAACAGCTTAATGGAGACAATTTTTAAGGTTTATAAACAAAAAGAATTGTTAGAAGATGCAATTATTATCTATCGTGTACAGCGTGCACCAGAACGTCGTGTATTTTATATCGACGTAGGCAATATGCCTAGCCACTTAGCTATGAGTTTTGTTGAACGTGTTAAAAATGAAGTAAATCAGCGTAGAATTCCGTCAGTAACTGGCGGCGGACAAAGCATTATTGATGCTAGCTATAACCCTTTAAGTATTAACGAAGACTATTTCTTTCCTCAAACTGCAGAAGGACGAGGTTCTAAAGTAGAAATCTTGCCAGGAGGTACTAATTTAGGAGAAATTAGCGATCTACTCTTTTTTACACAGAAATTAATGCGTGCTCTACGTATTCCTAGTAGTTATCTACCTACTGGAGTAGATGACAGTCAAGCCGCGTTTACAGACGGAAGGGTAGGAACTGCATATATCCAAGAACTAAGGTTTAATAACTATTGCGAACGCCTACAAAGTTTAATTAATGAACCGTTTGATACAGAGTTTAAAGTTTATCTATATAATAAAGGTATAAACATTGATCCGAATTTATTTGATGTTAAATTTAATCCTCCTCAAAATTTTGCGTCTCATCGCCAAGCGGAAATGGATCAGGCTAGAGTTAGTACATTTGGCAGCATATCAGAAGTTCCATATTTAAGTAAAAGATTTGCTCTTAAACGTTTCTTAGGGTTAACAGCTGAAGAAATGGCAGAAAACGAACAATTATGGAAAGAAGAAAACGTTGATACTGACCCTACATCTAATGCACAGGGAGAAATGCGTTCTGCAGGTATTACTAGTTCAGGACTCAGCAGCGATATATCTTCATTAGGGCAAAGTGATATCGGCAGCGAAGCGTTGCAAACTGGTAGCGCTGAAACTCCAGGAAATTCTCCGGTAGGAGGACAACCAACAGGAGCTCCGGCAGCAGCACCGACGCCTTCTGGGGGAGCAAGTCCTCCAGCATAATTGGTAAATAATAATATGTTATTAACTGAGTTTATATATTTTAATCAAAAAGATGCAGAAATGCGTAATAAGGATCGTTATGATCCAGATCATGATTCTAGTGTAATCAATTTAAAAGATACTCGAAAGAGTAGGCTTACTTTAGGAATGTTAAATAGTCTAAGAAAAGAAGGCGATTCGAGGCAACAAGAAACTCGAGCAGAGTTGGAAATAGTAAAAAAAATGTACGCGCCTAAACAAGAAGCCTCTCCAATATAAAATTTTTCCAAAATAGACCGTTTTTGGCCTATTTTGTATAAGTATTCTACAATGGCTGTAAATATTACTCGACAGCCTTGCCGAATTTTAATAATAAGGAGAACCCGCAATGTCTAACAAATTTGAAAAGTTACTAGACTATCTAGTTAACGAAGAGATGGACAAAGCCAATGAGCTTTTCCATGAAATTGTTGTTGAAAAATCACGAACAATTTATGAAAATTTAATTTCTGAAGAATCAGAAGATGACGAGTCAATGGACGAAGCACGTGAAGAAGATGAAGAAGATGAAGAAGATGAGTCAATGGACGAAGCACGTGAAGAAGATGAAGAAGATGAGTCAATGGACGAAGCACGTGAAGAAGATGAAGAAGATGAGTCAATGGACGAATCTATGATGGACGATGAGAGCGTTTACGAAATTGGTGGTGATTCAACCGATGATTTCGAAGACGACGTAGTTGATCACGATGCACCTGGTACATTTGATATGGATAAAGATGACGACATGGGCGACCATGATATGGGTATGGGCGACCATGATATGGGCATGGAAGGCGATGAAGATGCTCCTGTTACCAAGGGCGATCTTGAAGATTTCAAAGCAGAAATTCTTAGTGCTTTAGGCGATCATCCCGGTGCTGAAGTAGACATGGGTGATGATGACGGCTTTGACGATAGCGAAGAAGACGACAACGACTTTGATTTTGACAGTGAAGATGAAGATGAAGAAGATGATGAAGAAGAAAACGACGAAGAAGATGAAGGCGACGGCATGAATCTCGACGAAAGTTTTCTAAGAGAATATAACAAAGTTGTTCGTAAAGGTAAAGATTATACTGCCGGGAGCCCAGGAGAAGAAGGTAGCGTACATAAAAAATCTTCTATTGCAACAGGCGGCCCTGGAATTAATACCAAAGCAAATGCTAAAAATATTGCACAGAACAATATGGAAGGCGACGAAGACGGAACTAAGCCACATGGCAAAACTAGCGGATTAGTTGGTAATGTTAAAGGCAAATTTACAGATAGTGTAGATCAGAACGTCGACGGTAAAGAAACAAAAGGTTATAAACATCCTGCTAAAGTTCATAGAAAAGGCGAAAGCAGTGTGAATAAAAGGGACGTTTTACCAAATCGCTAAGAGAAACAGATGAAACTAGCTTATCTAAGAGAACATTTAAGTTTTGATCAAGCTCAAGTAGAATTATTTGAGTCAGATGAAAAAGGAGGGAAAAACCTTTATCTTAAAGGTATTGCCATCCAAGGTGGTATTCGCAACGCAAACCAGCGGGTTTATCCGGTCAGCGAAATTACCAATGCTGTCAAGACTCTGAATGATCAAATTCAAAATGGATATTCTGTATTAGGTGAGGTAGATCATCCAGATGATCTCAAAGTAAATCTAGACCGTGTTAGTCACATGATAACCAATATGTGGATGGACGGTCCTAACGGATATGGGAAGATGAAAATTCTTCCCACTCCGATGGGCAATTTAATACGTACTATGCTTGAAAGTGGTGTAAAACTTGGTGTCAGTAGTAGAGGCAGCGGCAACGTTGATGAAAGAACTGGCGAAGTAGCTGATTTTGAAATTATTACGGTAGATATTGTTGCTCAACCTTCTGCGCCGGGAGCTTATCCTACACCGGTCTATGAACACTTAATGAACGCAAGAGGTGGAAATAGAGCATATAGGGTGGCGCAAGAAACCAAACAAGATCCAAAGACTCAACAGTATCTCCGTGAGGCGATGCTGAATATTATTAAAGGTTTGAAATAACCTTAAAGGGAGATGTGATGTTGGACGCATTCAAACAATTAGTAGAATCCGGCGTAATGACAGAAGAGACTAAATCAATGGTTGAATCTGCTTTTGCTGCTAAGATTCAAGAGAATCGCGATCAGATCACCGCCGAACTACGCGAAGAATTTGCTCAGAAATACACACACGATAAGGGTGTAATGGTCGAAGCAATTGATCGCATGTTAAGCGAGAGATTGGCCGCAGAAATTGCTGAATTTGCTGAAGATAAGAAATCATTAGTTAACGCTCGGGTTGCTTATGAAAGCAAAATGAAAAAAGATGCTAAAGTTTTAGAATCTTTTATCATGCATCAGCTAGGAAAAGAATTAGTAGAGTTCCAGAATGATCGCAAGAAAGTTGCTGAAAACTTTTCTAAATTAGAAAATTTCATTGTACATGCATTAGCGAAAGAAATTACTGAGTTTTCTCAGGATAAAAAAGATTTAGCTGCTACAAAAGTTAAATTGATGAGAGAAGCTAAAGCTAAGTTTGATGATATTAAAGAGAAATTCATTAAACGAAGTGCTGCAGTCGTTGAAAGCACAGTTAATAAGAAATTAAAATCTGAAATTAAACAATTGAAAGAAGATATTTCTAGTGCTCGAAACAACGATTTCGGTCGTCGTTTATTTGAAGCGTTTGCAACTGAATATTCTACATCTTATCTTAACGAAAAATCTGAAACAAGTAAATTGTTAAAGATTATTGAAAAGAAAGATCTAGCACTTTCAGAAGCAAAAGCAGCTTTACAAGAGAAAGAAACTCTTGTTGAATCAAAAGAACGCGAAATTCGCGTTGCAAAAGATTCAGCAGAGCGTAAAGCTTTATTGAGTGAGATGTTAGCTCCATTAGGTGCTGACAAAAGAGAATTAATGCGTAGTCTATTAGAAGGTGTACAAACATCTAAATTAGCTACAGCATTTGACAAATACCTACCCGCCGTAATGGAAGGCGCTGTAAAGAAAAAAGAATCTGCAAAAGAAACTTTAGTTGAAAGCACAGTTGTTACAGGCGATCGCGAAGTTAAGACTCAGCCCCAGGTAGGCTTA